TAGGGAGTGGATCGAGGATTATTTCTGCCAGCTTGCAGCGTATGCCTTAGCGCACGACATCATCCACGGGACCAACATAGACAATGCTGTGATCTTGATGGCCGTCAGGTCAGACGGCTCGACTGCCGAGTTCTCGACAGCAGGCCGAGAGTTTCAAGGCTACAAGGATATGTGGATGAGGCGGGTTGACGACTACCACTCAAACCATGTCCATCGGGAATAGCCGAGCCATCATCTCACTGCTTTCGCTTGGCCCTTGGGCCACGGCGCTAGGTGGAGGAGCCATAGCAGGAGTGGCAGCTACATCATTTGCCGGCTCACCTAAACCAGGGACACCCCTAGTTGCCACCGCAACGGGCGGAAGCCTGCGAAGCATTTGCTGAGACGCGGTCATAGCGTTTCCTGGAGGTGCAGGAAGTAAGCCTTCACTAGGGGCGATGTCATTTAGCATTTTGGCAGAGACGGATGCCTGCTCATCTACCGGAACGGCGCTGTTCTCAGTGACAGCTTCAGTTATGATCTCGCTGGTCGCTGCCTTCACATATTGTTCAAGTATCTTTACTGTAGCTTCTTTAGTTAAGCCTACCACTTTCCCAAATATTATTCCCTTTGGACTGTTAGCCCATCTCCTTACACTTTCAGGGCTGTACCGGCCTCTGATCATAGCCGCAAAGTCATCACTTACTATAAGGTCTATGGCCGCTTTTATTCGTGGACCTGCGTCCTCTGCTGTGGGGTTTCTGGCTGCAGCTTGGCGTGTCCCTGTCCTAACTGCTTGCGCCAATGCGCCCATAGCAGGCGGCCCGCCAGCCGACTGGACAACGCCCTCAAGAACAGCTCCCTTGCCTAAAGTTTTAGCTCCCTCAACAATAGCTGCAGTTAGTTTCTCTGCCCTGATAGCAGCGATTGCTTCTTTTTGTAGTGTTGCTCCGCCAACGGGTTTTTCTTTTAAGGCGTTGGAGATTGATCTAGACACTAGGTATATGTTTTCAAAAGTTTGAAACTGATCTTCGGTCAGGGTGTCTTTTACGAGCTTAAACGACTCTCCTTGAGAACGAAGACCGTCCCACCAGTCAGCATACGAGGTAAAGGTTAACTTCCCTTCCTTGTTCTGCTTACCCAAAAACATGTTTAAACCGTTAAGTAACGTGTACTGCCTGTCTTCAGCAGGGACCGCTTGTAAAAACTCATTGAACCCTTTTGCGTCACCCCCACGAAGAATGCCCATTTTTGTTCTAACTATAGGAGCAAAATACTTATCTAATTTTTTACCAAATATAGACTGGAGATCATCTTGCATACCAAAGCCAAAGCGAGACGTTGCTCTAGCCATATCAAAATTTTCAAGTATTGACGAGGTCTTAAACGAATCATCTCGATTTAAAGAGAACGCTGCGTCTAGAAGAGTCCTTTCCTCTTCCAAGACATTTCCGTAAAGGTCACTAAGTAAGCGTTCATTAGAATTTGGAAATAAGTGTGGAGATTGCATGGCCGAGGTTAAGTCACGGCGAAATGTTTCAAGCATTTGCAGATTAGGCAGCACTAGCCCGCCTGTTGGTTCTAACTTAACTTTCTGCTTGCCTTTACTGTCGTATATGGGCTGGCCTTTGTTCTCACCTTTTTTATAAAACTGAGGTATTTCCCGCATCTCTTCTTTAGGTTTAAATGTGTTTATAAACCTTAATTCAAAAGGGTCTATCTGAGTCGTAATCCCGTTTTCTCGTGCAAGTTTTGCCTCTAGGTTAGTTAAAAGACTGTCTGGGTTATACTCAGTAACCGCTAGGTTAGGCTCCATTCTTTTGTTAGCACCTGACCCGACTTCTATAAATCCGTTTTCATCACCTATTGCAGTTCTAAACTTTGACCAAAGTTCGTCAGCGCCTTCTTTTATATTAGTAAGCTGATCCGTAGCATTGGTAAGCACTTGATTGGAAAATACGTTTTTGTCTGCTTCAGCACCCAAATCAAGAACTGCTTGGGTTGCTCTTTCGACTACTTCCTTTAGTGCGTCTTCTTCCCCTGCCGTAGCACCTATCCCTCTTATACCTTTAAGAGTTTGAAGTACCTGTATGAATTCAACGCTTGTGCTTACGTGATCCGGTTGAAGGAAGTCGCCTATGCCTAGTTGCTCTGCTGCGCCGATAACCGCCTCATTTGGCTGAGAGTAATCAGCCAAACGTAGTTGAGCATCGACACTTCCATCCGCTGCTTCCCTAAAAAGATCTCCTAATTGCACGTCACTAAGGGCGGGGACAGTTACTGTGTTTGCTGGAGGGTTGTATTTATTAAACGTCCGAGAAAAAGCATCTCTCGCAGGTTGGATAACATTGGAGACTATTTTACCTAGAACAGGTCCTGCCGCCTTTGCGGCAATGTCCATACCCGGTGGGGTAATAGCGTCAATAAGTACATCGGCTTCATTTAGTTCACCACCCATACTTTCTTGGATTTTTTGGTAGCCGTAGGAAGTAAGGCCGTAAACACCAAGTCCTACAAGAGCAGGTATGGTAATGCCCGCTGTGGCCGTTGCGACAGCCCCCGTAGCTACTGCAGCAGGGACTGTAATAAGTGCTTGTGTAGCTAATCTTTGAGCGTCTTCAAACTCAAAACCAGGTTTAATCGCATAAGTTTTACCATCGACACCTGATTTCAGCAGGAAGTTACCTTTTATGTCTTGAGTGACCTCTACGTCTGGGTATTGAGCGCTTATTATGGCTGCCATTTCTTCAGGGGCAGCTTGAGCAATCATGGCATTACCAAATACAGATTTTCCAACTCCACCTGCAGCGTCTGTTGCGCCTAGTCCTTCAACTACTTCAGGCATATCCGTGTAATTAAAAGCGCTTTCCGTTGCCCCTGTTTCTCTTGCTGTCCCTGTAAGGCTCTCCCGCATTTTTCCAAAAAAACCCATGCCTTCAGTGGGATTTATTTGTTGTATATCAGTGGGTATTGTCCACGCAGGCAGTGGATTATTTTCGTCCATCATTGCTACTTCGTTATATCTTTGTCGCACTGCGCTATAGGGTTCTCCGCCTGTAGCGATGTTTTCAGGTGCGCTTAACCAATCGGTTAAGAAATCAATGTCATCTACTGGACTAAGATCGTCATTTTCGATTGCTTCGGCCATTAGTTCTAATCCTATTCCGGCTCTGCTCTTTTAAAAGCGTTTAAGATGTCTGCAACAGTTTCTGTGTTCCTTGCAGAGACCATACCCTCTGTAGTAGGAATCTCAACTCTTGCTTTAGTAGAACGACCCTGAAGCTCGTTGAAGAAGTAATCATAATTACCTGCCTCAAGTCCCTTATTAAAGTGATTAGCAGCTTTTATTTCCTGCCTTCTTCGCATTAATGTCATCTCTAGCAATGTTGCTTTATTCAAGGTTATCCTGCCTGCTAAGACATCCCTCAAGAAATCTCTTTCTGCAGGTGTATCCAGTCCCCTAGCACCTATGCCTAACGCGGTAATTGCACCAAATACCGATTGTCCTAGTGCCGCATTAACAAGTTGAACATCGGTGAGGTTATTAATGTCCTCGTTGGAAGCTATACCTAGAAGTTGCTTGGTTCTGGTATACTGTTGTTTAATATTTGCCCCTAATCCTGTGGCTTTTTCATCAAGAGCGGCTATCCTTTTGTATGTATCGTCTATAGTCTGAATGTTTGACGCGGATTTTTGAGCCTCTAGATACTCAGCCATTTGTATTTTATTCCACTCTATATTCAACAGGCTTTGTTCAGCAGGGTTAGATATGAGCGCCGCATTTTTACCTAGCCTCTTTAACTGCCCTCTATCGCTTACTTGCCACGGCCCAGTGCTAAAATCTGCTTCACTCATTCTGTAAAGACCAGCAGGGGCTGTAGCTTCGTCTTTGGTTAAAGTTTTCCAATTGTCTTTATCTGATCCTTTGCCTTCTAGTTTTGCCAACTCAATAGCTGCATCCATCTGCCTATCAGCTAGTGCCTCGTTAGATGCTTGGGCCGCTGCGATCTGCGCTTTGGTTCCTTGAAAGGCCATCATGTCAAGCGCCCCCTGCTCCTTGTTCATCTCAGCGGCTATACCTCCAATATCACTAGATAAGGGGCCTAGAACCTGACTAAGTCGAGCAGCGGTAGAGCCCTGCATAGGTCCGTTTGCGCCCACATTTCCCGCAAACTTGAAACCTGCTTCACCCAGTTTAAATAGCGCTTCAGCTTGACGATCTTCTTTACTTGTACCTAGCCCTAAGCTTTTTAACAGAGCCTGCTCATTAAGCATCGTTTCTTTTAGGTCAGGAGCAGCGGAACCCTCTTGGCCTAATAACTCAGTAAGGTAGCTAGAATACGAAGAGTTACTGGCATCTCGTCTTGCAGCGTTGTCTAAAATTTCTTGAAGCGAGGCCGCATCAGAAGCAGCGGTGTTGGCAACTACTTCATCCGTGACTACTTCCTCTCCCATTCTTTGACGAACCTCGTACTCTTCCTGCTCCCTGATTGCATCCTCAATGCTACTAACACCTATTGGCGTAGAGCCCACTTGGAAATACTGAACTACACCGCCTTGGTTATAATTCTGGACCATGCCGCCATCTACCATGTAGCGGACTCTTCTTTGTGCTTCTTGGACTACGTCAGACGGGTACGCCGAAAAAGCGTCATTTGCAGGAGTCACGCCCATCGCGCCGGACCCTTGATTAAAATTTTGGACTGGCCCGCCTCTGTACATACCAGGCACTATAGTCTCGTCAACACTGATTGACTCGATACCCATTGGCGGTGGAGCCATTCCCTGCGGTGGCATTCCCATCATCTCAGGAGGCATTCCCTGCGGAGGCATTCCCTGCGGAGGCATTCCCATCATTTCTGGGGGCATCGGAGGAGCCATCGGAGGAGCCATCGGCATAGGAGGCGCAGCTTCCTGTTGCGCTAACACCGGCTGTAATAAAGCCAAGACACCTTCGGGTGTCTCTTCTGCTTCTCGCATACCTACTAAATCAGCAAGCTCCTCGCGCCGAGCATCGACGGAGCGCATGTTGCCGCGAAGGTTGTTCATCAGGATCTCAGGTGAATCTGGCGTGCGGCCCATCAGCTTTGCTGTATCAGCCTCGTCGCCTCCCTTGTTGTTTTCCAAGTCTTCAGCGTCAATCTCACTGATCAGCTCTTCCAGCTCATCCATGAAACCGCTCATAATGCCGACGTTTTCTATCTCATCGTCATCGACCATTTGGATTACTTCTTCTTTCATTTTATCCACCTTAAAATAATCCTGCTTTGGCCGCGCCTGCTGCCGTGCTCAAAGCACCTACGCCCAAGCCAACCGCAGTCTGTAGCGGACTGGCGCTAGGAGCACTTTGAGAAGTGAGCGACATCTGCGTAGTAGGGGCTCCTCTGTATATGTCAGAAACAAATCCAAGTTGCTGATAAGGAGCCATCGCTTCTTGGAGTTGATTTGAGCGGATCGCATCCAGTTGAGTCTGCTCAACCTGCCGCTCCAATCCACCTAGGCCGGAAAGCAGACCTGTGTCTGCTGCGCCAAGCTGCTGTGTAGTTTGGCCTAATGAGCCGTATTGCGTACCGAGGTTGCCCATCTGGCCGCCCAACGCACCAAGCGCCTGACCTTTACTGATGTCTACGCCGGCCTGTTGTGCGGTTAAACCGCCGATCCCTTGTCCGAGATTCGAGAACTGCATACCAGCTTGTCCTAACGCCTGACCACCTGCTAACTGTCGGCCCTGCTGCTGCTCAAAACCTGTCATTGCTGCAGCTTGAGCCTGTTGATAGTTATTGGCGTAGTCCTGCATGATCTTCTGCTGCATTAAATCCTGCACGCCTCGGTCAAACTCTGCACGCTGAACACCTTCCCTTGTGCCGCCGAAAGCGCCTGCGCTCACTGCTTGAGCTGCGTTGCCCTGCCTAGTGATGTCAGCCTGACGGTTCATCTCTTTGAGACCACCTTGGGTGACCTGCTTTTGGTATGGATTAAAATAATTCTCGGCCATCGTTGGGTCGTAAGCCTGCGCCGACCCTAATATCCCGCCAATACCTTGTCCAATAACCGGGACCGCTCTGCCGAGCATGTCTTGAGCAGACTGGTACTGGTCCGTTGTCTGCACTGCACCTGCGGCCAAAGCGCCGCGTTGAGTCAGGTCCATGCCTTGGCTAACGCCTTGAGAAGCGGCTTGGATATACGGCTCAAACGAACCAATACCTTGCTTGGCAAAGTCTATCGCCTGTAGCTCAGTGCCGGACAGTCCTGCGGCCTCTACAAAAGGCAGCTCCATCGGCGCTTTGTAGAGTTTCGCTGCTTGATCCATAAGCGCTAAACGTCGAGCTTCAATCTCTGGCGCTTCACGCCCTACTGAGGTCTGGTAAGTGGTGTCAACCATTATGCTGTCCCTTCCAATTTCTTCATTAGCGCATACATTTTCTTAGCGCCCTTGCGCCGTGATCCTTGGCCCATGTTCCGTACTGCTTTAGCCGTGAAGACAAACTCGCCGTCACTTAGCATTGCTGGCACGTCATCGCTTGTGCCTGTACCGGGACCATCAATAGGTCCGTTCATGCGTGGAAATCCTTGAGCTACGCCAGACGGGCCACTGCCTTGAGCGGCGTTGTAAGTCGGAGGCACGTAAGGGGCCGGAGTGTAAGTTGTGTAGCCAGATGAGCCCATCGGCTTGACCCCGCCGAAGTTTAAGGCATAGCGCTCTGGGTATTGATCCAAGAGACGCTGACCGGGAGCATCCATAAAGCCCCCAAAGCCATCCGGCATCTGAGGCTCTTCCGTGTCGAAACCACCTGCAAGGCCCATGACTCCAACGCCTGCAGCGGCGAGAGGAACATAGTTCATCAAAGAACCTTTTGCAGCTTGTGTCACTAATTCATTAACCGCCGGAGCAGCCGAATTATTGGCTATGGCACTGTTAAGACTCTCTACATTACCGCCATAATATTTATCAGCGATGCTTTGCATCTTAGCCGCTTCAGATGATGCTTGAATACGGCCCGGCATAATCTTATCCAGTCCCCGCTCAAACAAGCTTGTAGGCTCTACCGTGTTCATTGGAACGCCTATCGGGTCCGTAACATTAGGACCCGGAATACCCGCAGACTCAATGATAGGAACATTGCTTGAAGCAAGCGACGGTGTTCCCGCTGCGCCTGTCCCTGCATCCGCGACTCTAAAAGAGGATTCCACAGGCAGGCTTGCTACCCCAGCGTCTGCAGCGGGGAGATAGCCTTGAGAAGTAGCGTCTATCGCAGCTTGTCGGGATGCTGCCGTAGACAGTGCCTCTGGTGTTAAAGGCACAGTAGGCGTTTTTAAAGTTGCCGCCATGTCTGCCACATTAAAAGGGTCCCCGCCCACTGGACCTGTGACCGATGCTCCAAGATCGACAGGTGCAGTGGCTAAAGTACTCGCATCTGCGCCGGAGGCTAGTTTGTCTCCTCCTGTAATTGAAGGGCCGCCGAGGGCAGTGCTCACGCCTTGGACCGCACCTGCCGTAATTCCGCCAATAGCTCCTGCTTTTAAAGAATCCTTCAGGCTTCCGCCTGCAGCTAGAGAGCTCCCTGTCCCTGCGACAAATCCTGATACAGCGGCTACGGCGATGGGGTTTGTTATACCCAGAGCTGTGGCCGCCATAGGTCCGGCGATCATAAACAGGGCCGTGCTGATAACAATCTTACCGACTGTAGATCGTGCAAACTTCTTAACTGCTCGGCCTATCTTAGAAAAGACCTTCTTGAGGGAAAAGAACTCTGGAAGACCTGTTCTGGGATTAATCGTGCCAGCGCCGCCCTTGGCTTTGAGCATACGCATCTCAGCGGGTGTAACGTGGGCAAGCATCGTGTCGCCGTTACGACCAAGACTCGCTATACCACCTCGTGCAAATCCCTGTGGTGCTCTGGCTGGCCCATCGCCAGTAGCTCGTATTTCATCCAACGCCATGTTTAACGCGCCAAAGAACTCTGGATCAAAGGTCTCAGGTAACAGCTCTTCTGACATATCTTGTGTTAAATAGTGGGCTCGAATCTCAGCATAGCGTTCCGGCGAGGCTAGGATTTCATCAACCATGCCGTCGAGGGCATCGAGCACTTCAGGAGGTAGGTCTAGGTCTCGCAGCTCTGATTTGAATTCTGCCACGGCCATAGGGTCGGCTTCTGCCGCCGTAGCCAGTAGAGTTTCGTTAAGTTCAGACGGAGAGACTTCCTGTCTTATCTGCTCAAAAGCAGCGAAGTCTTCCATTGTGGGGGCGGGTGCAGCACCCGGCATCGCGTCAGCCATGTTTCAGTCCTTAATTGGGTTGGGACCACACAGGGTCGCGTGCCAGAAGGCACGAAATTACCGCCAAGTATGGCGTTTATATTAGTTCCTGTCTACTTCGAGATAGGAGAGGTAAAACGTAACATTTGCTTGTGTTGACGTAACTTTTAACACGTTAGCTTCTTCCAAAATACACGGTATGCCATTGAACACATCAATCGTCGCATCTGCTGCCAAAGCCTGTGCTTTGTATAAATAGTGGGCAACTGCGCTTCCCGAATCATTCTGGACAACCGTTATGTCAGCCGAAGAAGCATTGGCATTAGTCACGCGAAGCGAACGCATCATCGCAGAGTTAGCTGCAGGGACGGTGTATATGACCGTCTCCGTCGAGGCGTTTGGGACAATAGTTTTTCTGAGATACTTGTCGGCCATTACCTACCCCTCGTACCATATTCTTTTATTGGCGTTCTGCTGCGTAACAATCGGCGTGTAAGACGCATTTAATTGCAACACAATTTGCTCCAAAGAGCGCACAAGCTGATCGAATTGCTGCGGAGAATACTCACCAGCAGCGGCATTAGGTAAACGCACATTGGTGATCTTGCTCATCTTAATCCATCCGGTTGTATGTCTACTCGCAGTGTGCCATATCTCCACCAAGCGCCTACGTCCGTGCTTGTGATCTTGATAGCAATCTGCCTACCGCGGGCACGAGTATCCACTTTCTCTGTAGTCGGTGTGATGACGTAAGGGTCCAAAGAACTTGGATTAGCCGTCGCTTGCGGGTATGGCCGCAGCAAAAGATTGACCGTCAAATTTTCACGTTGGTCTTTGAAATCGGGTATGAATCGCTTCATATAGAGCATGTCGTCGCCGTCGCCGATATCAAAATAGCCCGACTCGATGACCGCTGACACTGCAGTGCCATCCGCCTGGTTGTAGCCATCTTCTTGTCGGTAAACTAAGCTTCGTCCGGCTGTCAGGCCGTATATAGTGGTCAAAGTCGCTGCTGTGCTGTTTTTCAGATATTCCGTGGCCGTGGGCTTCTCGAAGGTGTCCACATCCTGCCATGAGGTTCTTGCCAAAGTGCCTACAGACCAGACACTTTCTAAGTAGTTGTATGTCACGTTCCGGTCCACAAAGTCTGAATTGGCACTGCAGTAAAACCAAGTAATTTCGTTGTAGTCCGTGTTCAGAGCCGCATAAACCTTGTCTTCTTGGATCAGATTGATGTCGCTAAACACGTAGTCCTGCACCGTGCATTGCACTTTTTTGACCGTACCATCGAAAGCATAAAAGGCTTCTGGACCCATCCAAAGCGCCAAGCCGTTAACATCCACCGCCGCATGAGGACCCAGTGCTCCGCAGTTACTGCCGAGCTGCGTAAAACCAAACGTGTAAGGAGGTCCGATATACTGCATTCCATGCAGCGAAGTGTCAGTGAAAATAAGTATCTGACCGCGAGAACGGACCGCTGTCATGATCCGGTTGCCATCGGAGAGCTTTTGGCCGCCTGCGGTATTGATAGCGGTTTCTACAAAATCGTTAATGTTCTCTTGATCCGAGAAACGGACAAAAAGAGGGTCTTGGGTTGACGGAGTTCCGACTGTTGTTTCCGTGCCAAAGCAAACTAAGTGCCTGTCGGGCGAAGATATTAGCGCAAAAGTGCTCTTGGTCGGGGCTCCTGAGACTACTGTCGCTCTCTGGTCTGTGCCAGAATCGGGGTCCCAGTTATAGATTGCACCATTAACAGCTTGCATGATAAGCACTTGACCGAACTGATCAAACTTCCATATCCTCGCGAAGATAGTAGGCTGAGTGACCACTGTTCTAGCAGTTCCCCACGTACCTGCACTCCACGTTCCCGTACCCCACCCAAAGTCAAAGAAGCTTCGATCAGCTCCAATGTTGATTTGGTATGCGCCTACCACTGAACCGCCGCCATTACCTGTGTCATTTGTGTTAGCTGCAACAGGGGCAGTGATGGTGTATGTAGAAGAGGTAAGGACTTCGGTTATTTCGTATTCAGAATTTAATATAGCAGCGGTGATGTTGCCAGTCCCACCTAGAGAAGCCGCGCCAGAAAAAGTGACGAAATCACCAGTGTCTGCACCGTGTGCCGTGTCGGTAACTGTAAGTAAAGCCGAACCATTGGTAGCTGCAAACGTGACATCTCCTGCTGCAGTGGTCAGTCTGAGCGGCGTGATATCGGACCACGCGCCACCGGCAGACACGTATATCTTGCGTTCAGTTCCAACGGCTAGATAAGGCGTTCCTGCGTTGTTATTCCAAGAAAAGGTCTCACTAGCAAATCCGACAAGGTAGGACGCGACACCATTGAAATTAGTCCATCCGCCTATTTTCTCAGGAAGACCAAACCGGAAACGGACGTTGTCACCGTCCGTCCAGCCGCCTTCAGCGCCGTATTCTGTGTTCTGCTTGTCCATTCCGGCTTTTAATGCCAGTCGAAAGTAAGCCATTCTGTTACCTTATTCAGGATACTCGCCTGTGGCGATCATATGTGCAAGTTCAGCGGAGCGGCCCTTTACTTGACGGCTCCAATCGGAATCTAAAAATTCTTCTGAGGCAGTTGTATAGTCTGCCGTTGCCATCGCATCCAAGGCTAAGACAAACTTCCGCAGTCTTGTTGCGCCGAGGTTAAAACTAATGTCGATCATAGCATCTTTTCTTACTTCATCCAGATCACTAAACCAGACGTATTCTGTGCTGAGTTCCTTGATTACACGTTCAATGTCCTTCTCTAGCAGGAAGTCCACCTCTTCATCTGAGAGGCCAAGCCCTCCGTTTACGTCCACATTTCTGCCGATTCCTATAGTCCAGTGACCCGCAGAGCATTTGTAGATAAGGTGACGGCCATTAGTAACAACCTCACCCTCATGCCGTTTAAGCATTTCGATCAAGTTCTGCATTTACTTCTCCCTGCTAACGCCCTTAGTTTTCTCAAAGGTACGCATAGCGCCTAGGCCCAGCATCCCCATAAGGACGGTGGTCAAAAGCGAAGTGTCTACGACAGGAACTGTAAACCAGATTCCTAAGATTGGAGATATTATGGTGGAGTAAGCCAAGGCAGAGATACACACCCACCCGCAAGCTGGTCGCCATCCCGCTACAAACAGGCTCTTATGGGCAGCTTCAATT